GATTTCCTCTTTTATGGTTTGATGAAAAAAAAGGAATTAACAAAGCTTTAAGATATGCCAGAAATCAAAACTCACCCTTTCAAGATGAGCAAGATGATAATGCTATTTTAGAGCCTATTGTATTTGAGGACGGATTTTTAACGGTTCGCAAAAACAATCAAGTGTTACAGAAGTTTTTAGAATATCATCCAGGCAAAGGAAGAATATATGTTGAGGTGGACAAAGCAAAGGAGGCTTCAGAAATTGTTGACAATTTAAATACGGAAGTAGATGCTCTAATTGAAGCACGTCAATTATCTGTAGACGAGGTAGAAAATGTTGGACGTGTCTTGTTTCAGCAAGACGTAACCCGAATGACTACGGCTGAGCTAAGAAGAGATATACTTGTCTTTGCAAAGAATCAACCTAAAGATTTTATGATGTTATTGCAAGACCCTATGCTTAAAATGAATGCTTCTATACAAGGATTTTTTGATAAAAACATTTTACAGTTAAGAAATCAGAAGAAAGAGGTGTGGTTTAATACCCCTTCTAATAAAAAGAAAATGTTAAACGTCCCTTATGGGGAAGACCCTATTTATATGGTGGCTTCTTTTTTTGAGTCGGAAGATGGGATAGAAGTATTAAAGCATTTGTCTGGATTGGCTAAAAACATGCAGTAAAGCGTATTTGTATTTTACGTATCTTTGTTTTTTGTTTAACCCATAAATTTTTTAACATGGCAAAATATATTACAATTAGCACTTCTGGGGATCCTGGAAATGCACACATTAACATAGATTTAATTCTTTATGTAGAAACTAATTCTTCTACGGAAGGAACAATCTACTTGCAAGATGGCACCAAAAAAATTACTGTGACAGGTACTAACTTGACTTCAGGATTTGGTGAAAACGTAAACAAAGCTTTAGTGCTTGCTGCACAAACGAGCTGGACAAATGTAGTATTCCCTGTTGATTTAGAGGATGACATGACGGTGACCGCTTTAACAATAGCGTAATCTTGAAATTTAAAACTTTTTATAACTTAATACTTTATTAATCATGGCAAAATATATTACTATTAATTCTTCGGCAGATGCGGCAAACGTACACATCAATATAGATAAAATCTTATATGCAGAGACTAATTCGTCTACTGCAGCAAGAATTTATTTAATGGACGGAGCTAAATATATAGCAATAACTGGGACAAATTTAACTTCTGGTTTTGCTGAAAACGTCAACACCGCAATGGTTACAGCTGCTCAAACTAGCTGGACTAATGCGACTGTAGCGGTTGATTTAGAAGATGATATGACTGTTACAGGAGTGGCAATTACTTAATCTTTTATTCATTTTTTATAGTTCATTTAAAGAGAGGTCATGAAAAATTGACCTCTTTTTTTTTTACTTATCTTTGTGTAAAAGAATACCAATGATAAATTCTGTAAGAAATACAGTTTTAGCTATACTTAATAAGAACAACTACGGTTATATATCGCCGCAAGATTTTAATTTATTTGCAAAACAAGCTCAGCTAGACATATTTGATGATTATTTTTATCAATACAATCAATTGATAAACCAAGAAAACGCAAGGCTGGTTGGAACTGGTTACGCAGATATTAGAAAAGGTTATGAGGAGGTTATTGATTTATTTTCAGAAACCAAAACTCTAACTCAAAACTTACTTAACCAATATTTTTTACCTTCTCAATCTACTACAGGAGATGATTATTATTTAATTAATAAAGTCTTGTGTTCTACTGGAGGGGTATACCAAGGAGAAGCGGAGAAGGTTTCTAATAGCCAAATTACTCTTTTGAACAATGCAAATTTAACCGCTCCTTCGTTAACGTATCCAGCTTATTCATTAGAAGGTATGTTTATCACTATTTATCCAGCGCAATTTAACGGAGCTTCAGATATTGAGGCTCAGTACATCCGCTACCCTAAAGATCCTAATTGGACTTATTTAAACGTAGCAAACGGAGAACCAGCATTTAACCAGAGCAATGCAGACTATCAAGACTTTGAACTGTCTAGAGATGATGAAACTTCTTTAGTGTTTAAAATTTTGCAATATGCAGGAATGTCTATAAGAGATATTCAAGAAGCACAGTTTGGTGCAGAACAAGAACAAATGGAAGAACAAAAAGAAAACTAATGGCATATTTATCACAATATCAATATTATGAAAACGCAGGAGTTGCTCCCTCAAATGTTAATTGGGGATCTTATCAATATGTTCCTTTAACCGACATCGTTAATAATTTTTTATTAATGTATGCGGGAAACCATTCTTTGGTTAATAACGAAGAAAGGTATAAAATATTGTTTCATACTAAAAGAGGGATTCAAGAATTAAACTATGACGCTTTTAAAGAAATAAAAGCTTTAGAAATGAAGGTGTTTGATGATTTAAAATTTATTCTTCCTTCGGATTATGTGAATTGGGTGCGTATATCCCTTTATAAAGATGGGTATCTAAGACCTCTAACTGAAAACATTCAGGTAAATTCAGCTGTTTCTTATTTACAAAGCTCTACAGGGTCTTTAAGTTTTAATGCAGACGGAACTATTCAATTAGCAGACTCTACTCTAGACACTCAAAGAGTGGACGGGTCACAACAAAGTATTTATTTAAATAAAAACAATGCTAATGATGCGTCTGATATAGCTTCGGAAAATCCTGACGCTTGGAAAGATTATAATATAGGAGCAAGGTATGGTTTAAATACTGAGACAGCAAATTTTAATCCTACATTTAGGATTGATAAAAAAGCCGGAGTAATAAATTTTGATTCTACCATGGCCAATGAGCAGTGTGTATTAGAGTATGTGTCTGATGGCATGGAAGGGGGCGACGATTCTGCAGTTAGCGTGAACAAGCTCTTTGAAGATTATTTGTATGCTTATATTAAATACGAAATTTTAAACAATAAATTTGGAGTACAAGAATATATAATAAATAGAGCGAGAAAAGATAAAAGTTCTTTATTAAGAAACGCAAAAATAAGAATAAGTAATATTCACCCTGGTAGATTGTTAATGAATCTAAGAGGCGAGAATAAGTGGATTAAATAAAATGGCAAACATTCAAAGAAATTTTATCGCGGGAAGGATGAACAAATCTCTCGACGAGAGGCTTGTACCGAATGGAGAATACATCGACGCTTTAAATGTAAGGCTTGGGTCTACTGAAGCTTCAGAAATAGGGTCGGTAGAAAACTCTAAAGGTAATACCAAGATGACTAGTTTGCAGTATGAGCAAACAGGGAGTGTTACCGGTGCAACATTATTGAGCGACCAAGCTCGATGTATCGGGGCTTATGAAGACGGTCAAAATAATAGGATTTATTGGTTTGTCCATGATCCTGCTTTTACTGTAGGGAATACAGGAAAAATAGACATGATCGTCTCTTTTAATCCTACCACTGAAAACCTTTCTTATCATATAATTAGTATAGACGACGGGTTTGCTGTTAATACTACTTTGAATTTTAATCCTCAGTATTTAATTACTGCTGTAGATTTAGTAGACGATTTGTTATTTTTTACAGACAACATTAATCCGCCTCGATTTATAAATGTTGCTCAAAATTATCCTAACCCTTTCTATGATATAGACCAAACTACAGCGGAAGAATTTATGGTGGTTAAAAAACCTCCGATTAAAGCGCCTTCTATAACTTTAAAGCAGCAGATAAACAACTTAGATGATTTTTTAGAAACCAGGTTTATATGTTTTGCTTANAGATATCAGTATCCTAAATGGAGAGTATTCAGCTACTTCCCAGTGGTCTGAGCCAGCTTTTGATCCCGGGAATTATGGTTATGATTATGCCACAAATTTAAACGAAGGAATGATAAACACTGTTACTGGGGTAGACGTAGTGTTTAATGCCGGAAGCGCTTTAGTAGAAAATATAGAAATACTTTACAAAGAAATAACAGATGACACTATTAAAATTGTAGATAAATTATCTAAAAACTTACAAGGATTTGCAGATAATACAGAGTACTCTTTTACTTTTGATAATAGTAAAATATTTACTATTCTTCCTTCAACAGAACTGTTAAGGCTTTATGACAATGTTCCGATTAAAGCTTTAGGGCAAACTATAATGGGAAACCGTTTAGTTTATGGTAATTATATAGAGGGATATGATTTAAAAGACATCTTTAACAACCCAGTAAAATTAGAGTTTCAAACTAGTTTAGTTGAAAACACTATTGAGAACACTTCATTAACCACCAGCACCGACACAGGCGCTTATACTTTTGGCAGTTCTCAATCTATTAATAACTCTGTTGCTGTAATAGATTTTTCTACCCTAGACGCCTTGACTCAGTTTAAAGCGGGTACGTCTTTTATTATTTATTTTACTTTTGAGCATTCAATATACGACCCCACAGCTAGTCAGCCCACTACTACTACGCAAAACACAGAGGTTCAATTTGCCTACACGTTGCCTCAAGACTATACTTCTTTATATGATCTAGTGGCCGCAACAGATTTTCAAGAAGCTATCGGAACCGCATCTAATATTAAACCCCGTTTATGACGCAGTTAACCCCTACCTCATGCTCGGGGTTTACCTTAACAGACTTAGTTAACTGCTATGTCCCTACCACCCAAACTACTTCTACAGGGACGGTTACTAAAATTTTCAAGCGGGATTACTGCAGCAGGAGAGCCTATANCTATTGTAAACAACACCCCTNGCTCAAGCAGCCTTAAACTTCAATTGCCTGCAATAAGATATGTTACCGACCCGGCAGTACCTAGTGGCGGATGGTATGAGTATTATAAAATAATATCTTTAACCGCTGCGTTTAGCTCGGTTTCTAATCCCAAAAGCTTACATAGTAATAGAGGGTATGAAATAGGAGTGGTGTATATGGATGAATTTTTAAGATCTTCCACCGCTCTTGTCAGCCCTACTAACACTATTCAAATTCCGTGTTCTAACTCTAGATCTCAAAACCAAATACAAGTAAGTATTCCTTGGGCGCAAAGAGCCCCTTACTGGGCTAAATATTATAAGTTTGTTTTAAAACCAAATCAATCAACTTATGAAACTGTTTATAGTCGAAACTTTTTTTTAAAGACCCTGAGAGCAATAGTTATTTCTTTTTATTAGAAGGAGAAAATGCGGCTAAAATAGAAACGGGTCAAAGGTTAATAGTTAAAAGAGATAGCGGAGGAGCGGTAGAGCAATGCGTTGAAGCAGTCGTAACGGACAAACAAGTTCAGTCTCCTAATTTTTTAAAAATTAGAAATGCCTTTGACACCACTCCTTCTTATAGCCCCGAGCCTCCTAATGACCCCTTTGCTGTAGGATATTACGTAAGTATTCCTGGAGGAGCCTACATGGAAATTGTTCCTAGTGGATTCAATATAACTTCTTCTGACACTGTTGGAGGAAGTAGAGTTGCTCATCCAGCTATACGCTCGACATTCCCTATACGTGTAAAGAGCAGAGGGTTTCCAATTGGTCGCGCTTTAGTAAATGTAAAAAATTTAGATCCAAGCGCTTCATCTACGGCACAATATATTGATTATGACATCCCCGTTAATAGCCAAAATCAACATTACTATTAAACAAAAGAAGAGAAGGAAAAAAGAGGAGGATTTTTAGGAGCATGTGAATACAGGTATAACACTTATGAGTCTCCGGATTTAATCTCTACCACGAATTACGCCAATTTTCAAGCTTGGTTTGAAGGAGATAATATTGGGGATTTAATTACTCAAAACAGCATCGTAGATAACGGAAACGGTAGCGCAACAACTAACACTTATATTCCTGGAACTCCAATTGATGGAACTTCTACTGGATTAAATGTAAGCGTTCCTCCAGAAACTATAAGCGATACTGATAAAAATCCTTTCATACCGGTAGATTATGATACTAATTCTTATCAATTCTTTAACGCTAACGATGGATCAAAATGGCTGTTAGCCACGGGAACTTGGAGCTGTAAGGCTGGCGGTAAAGCATTTGGCAAGTATATTGGCGGGCAATCTTCAAAATGTGGAGATGGAAATTACTGTACAAAGAGCCGACCAGGGAGGGGTAGTTGTTTTTGAAACTCTTCCTTCTGACGCGTCTCCTGATATTTGGTATGAAAATGAACTTAATTTTAATGTTAACGGTAATGGTGAACACGAAGGAAATGTTAGCAATCAAAACGTATTAACAAAAACAGCGGCTGTTACAAACACAGGATTTTTTAATTGTTATTCTTTTGGAAATGGCGTAGAAAGCTATACCGTTAGAGACTCGGTAAAAGGACAAGCTTTAGCTTTAGGGAATAGAGTTACTACAACATCAGGTCAAGAATATAAAGAAGCTCATCGATTTGCTGACTTAACTTATAGTGGAGTATATAATGATGAATCAAACGTCAATAAACTTAATGAGTTTAACTTAGGGTTAGTAAACTATAAAACTTTAGAAGATTCTTTTGGATCTATTCAAAAACTACATGCGAGAAAAACAGACATACTTACCCTCCCAAGAAGATAAAAATCTCTTACGTCTTAGCAGGGAAAGATTTACTTACAGACGCGGGAGGCACGGGTTCATTAACTTCAGTCCCTGAGGTGTTAGGGAAACAAATCTCACGTATCGAAGAATATGGTATCAGTAGAAACCCAGAAAGTTTTGCAGTATTTGGGGCGGACAAATTTTTTACTGATGAGCAAAGAGGGGCTGTTATACAATTAAAAGGAGGGGGCTTATAATCAAGAGTCATTAACAGTAATTTCTGAGCAAGGAATGAGATCTTGGTTTAGAGATTTATTCCATAATAATTTTGATGCTCAAAAAATCGGGGGCTTTGACCCTTATATGAACGAGTATGTTTTATCGGCGAATAGTATTACTTTGCCGTTTGTAGGAAACTGTGATTTGTGCGGGGGCTCACGTAACGTAACTATACCTGTAGGAGAGACCGTTTCATATTGTGTTAATGTGACGGAAGAAGTCGGTACGGTAGAAATTGAATTTGTAATTCCAAGCGGAGGAAACAATAATGTTATTACAGAGGCTAACACTCCTCTAGCTAGCGCAGGGTTAGTTAATGTTATGGCCGAAACTAATTCAGTGGCTTCTACGGGAGGAGAGATTGTTGTGGAAGATTCTACGTCTAACAACACCTATACTATTACGGCTTTTTATAACGGATCAACTAGCACTGTAACCACTTCGGTTAATGGAATTTTAACTGTAGCTAAAAATTCAAGTATATGCTAGTGACTTGACTGTTGAAGTTTCGTCTAACAGTATTAATGTTGACACTATAGAGATTACGGTTAATTGTCCAGAGCCAGATGAAATATCCATAATTCAAGTAGGAATAGGTAGTAATGCAGACAGAGGTAAATTTATTCATAACGAATATAGATGGCAAGATGGTTTGTTTAACTCGCCTCTTCATAGCGAACAGATGGAGTTTGCAAGTGGAACTGAAAATCCTTTAGTTGGACAATATTTAACATTAACGGGAAGCCAAGGAGCTGGAGTAATTCCTGATGACGATGCTAAAGTTTTCATTATTAGTAATAAAATAAAATTTGATGATTACGATTTTTCTCCTAATACTAATAATTTTAGGTTTTTAAGATCTTCTACTTTATACGGAAACATAACCTCCGAAATAATAGCTTTATTAGCAGCTTCTACTTCTGTCACTCCTATTGAAAATAATAGCCCTGAATTTTTNGCTACTTTTACTATGCCTAGTGGAGCAACAGGAGATAATTTATATTTAATTTATGATTATAGAGATTCCACTAGAGTTCAGTTATGTTATTCAACTGTAGATCTCAACGACGTTTGTTGTGTGGGTTGTAATGTAGAGCCTACGCCGGTTCCAACTCCAGAGCCTACACCTAGTCCATTAGGGTGTACTTCTTACACATTGGCGTCACCATCTACTTGTACTTCTTATTCTGTGCAGGCAGCTGGAGATACACTAAATATTGCTTTTACTGAGTGTGATGGCGGTGCTGGTGAAATAAAAGGGCTGCCGCCGGGGGATGAAGTAGACGTATGTTCTACTGTTATTCCCGTAACAACTCCCAGCACAGGTACAATAACCCCAGGATCAAATTGTGGAGGAACTACAAATACTTTTACGTGGTTAGCATGTAACGGAACACAATTACAAGAAACAGTAGGCGGAGGAACTAGTAGTGTAATTTGCGCTCAAAATATTCCTGTAAGATCACAAGGTGCAAATGGAACTATAA